TTCTTTTGTTAAGTAAAGTAACAATATTATATAGGAAACATTAAGCATTGTCAAATAACTTTACATTCGGTCTACCGTACAATTACAAGTAATGCTAATGGGGTACATTAGTTTAGATTATCGCATAAAAAAAGACCCCTGCAATGCAGAGGTCTCGATCCATCTCGAACTCTTAACTATTTAAGAGAACTAGAACTTGTAGGTAAGACCAATCTTAGCAGCAGAATCAGCGATTAGGTCATCGTCATCTGAAGTGAAAGCAAGCTCACCGTATACTCCAACAGTATCTGTAAGGGTAGCAGAACCACCAGCTTTACCAGAGAACTGAGTTTCAGAGTCAACACCATCAAGTGCGATTACTGAAGGACCACCTTGAACATAGTAGCCAACGCCACCTTCTGTAGAACCTTCAAAACCGATGTGAAGATCAGTTGTGTTTCCTGTGTAGTTGTCTCCATCCCAATTGCTGTTAGTCTCTACGTTCACGTAAGGACCAGCAAAAGCAGCTGAAGATAGAAGGAAAGGTGCAGCGAAAGCAGCTGCGATTGTTGATTTGATAGACATGATTGTTTAAAGTATCTCGCAAGGCATTAAAAAAACCCTACGGATGATACCACCCCCGACATGGGGTGATTTACATACTACGCAGGGGCACGATTATTTCGATTCCTTTGTATGCTTTATTTATAGTACCATAAGGTTTGGTTATATGTCAAGCTATTCGTGAAAACCCCTTAGTTCTCTTGAACTCAATACATTTCTCGAACTTATCATGCAGTTCATTCTTGTGTGAGATCACAAATATGTTAGCATCCTTGACCACAAACCTAATGATCTTCATAAATTCGTCAGTACCGAACCCATCCAAGGAAGAATCGAACACTTCATCCATAATCAGTAGGTTAGTACTAACACTATTCTTCATACGTGCAATTTCTCGCCAACTAAACATCAATGAAAGGTCTATCCTCATCTTTTCTCCTTCAGAGAAGGAAGAATATGAGAAGTTTTCATGGATAGGAGACTCTATCTTCTCTTTGAACTCTTCATCAAGGTTAAAGTTGATGTAAAAGTCCATCATCTGCAAGTATCTGTTCGCTTGCTGGTTGATTAAAGGTAGATACTTCTTAATAATGTTTCTCTTTACCCCTTCATCAGAAAGTAGAAGGTTTGCTTGACTGTCATACTCATATGTCTTGGTAAGATCTGCTAGATCATCCAATACACCCTTCAAATCCTGTTTAAACTTAGTTAACTTTTCATCTTCAGTATTTCTATTTTCAAGTTTGTCGGTAATTGCTTGAATTTCTTGTTCAATTTGTCTTCGTAACTTATTGGACTCAGAAATTCTAATGTTGGTTTGAGAAACCTCATTGTTTAGTTTCGTAATCTCCCTTTGAAGTGTTGAGAACTCACGTTCCCGTGATTGCTCATCAGAAATTGCCTGTTTTATTTCAGACAGGCTCTTTTCTGATTTTGATATAGACTTCTGGAGTTGTTCTGTTTTATTTAACCTAAAATCTTCATCAATAACTTGGGTACAAGTAGGACAATTACTGTTTTCTTCAAAGAAATCCAAGTCCTTGCAACTGTTGTGCCGTTTAGTCTGAAGTTTAGTCTGAAATGTTTCAAGTTTCCGAATGGTATCCGTTGCATCAGAATACTTTTCTACTTCATCTTCTTTTGAGGAAACCTTAACCAAGATATCCTCAACACATTCTTGATACCTTGAGATATCTTTATAGATATTCTCGATTTGCTCCTGTTTTTCATTGATATCATTGTTAGAATCCTCCTCAATGGTTCTAATAAAGTTTTGCTGCATGACAATCTTGTCAGCAGTCGATTGTTTTTTTAATTCTAGCACCTTTAACTCGTCTCTAGATGCCTTCAGACGTGTCTTAAGTATATCTTTCATACTTGAGAACACTTTTATGTCTAATAAGTCCTCTATAACCTCCCTACGGTGTGCAGTAGACAACTGCATGAAGGGAACGAACGATGCAGAACCTAAAATTACAATTTGTGTGAACGATTTATAGTTTAATTTTAAAATTTGTCCTTCTAATGTCTTCTGTTGCTCCTGTGCTGACGAATCTTCATTGAGTTTCTTACCATTTCTGAAGATTTCAAACCTATTTGGTTTAATTCCACGTACAATTTTGTACTCATGGGCGTTTACAGCAAACTCTAACTCAACTATTGCATCCCTTTCGTTAGTACTATTAACTAATTGACTTCTATTGACCTGTCTGAATGGTTTATTGAACAGAGCAAAGCACAAAGCATCCAATAAAGTACTCTTACCTGAACCATTGCCACCAATGATCAAGGTATTAGGTTCAGCATTTAGTTCTATCTCAGTGAAATAGTTACCTGCTGCCAAGAAATTTTTATAACGAATTCGTTGAAACTCAATCATTAGTAGGAGTGTTAAAAATAATCAACCAGAGTAATGCCAATACTATTATGGCGAATATTCTAATGGAATCTGGGGATGTGTCAATCATCGTCATCAACTTGAGGTGGGATGACTATATCATTTTTAGTAATGATGGTGTACCTAACTTTGCCACGTTCACATGCTGTGATAGCAACTGAGTCTTGGACTTCGATAACAACCATGTCCTTGTCATCGTCCTCCTTCATCATCATAGCATACCTATCAGCATCATCCTCTTCTTCAAACATAAAGACTACCTTGTCTCCCAGTTCATCTTTAACTGAGTAAGCACCAGCATCTTCCATACCCCTGAGTGTGATTATGAACATTAACTTACCTCACATGCTTCCCTATAAAGTTCAGATACTATAGACTTGATCCTAGATTTTTCCAAGTCAGTCTCCATATCGTCAACATATGAATCCAATAACGTCACTGTGTCCTCGGTATGCTCCACTAAACCACTATCAAAATTAACACCTTGTATCTTTTCTATTACTTTTAGATCATAAGGGTTAGCATTGATCAATGCCTCAAGGAAACGTTCATATTCTTTTTCATTATCTTTCTCTTTAACTACGAGTTTAACTATCTTATCCTTATACTCATTAAACTTAAACAATTGTCTAGGTGTATTATCATATACAATAATTTTATACAACTGGAAAGGATTGTTTATAGTCTCAGTTTCTAATGTCTCAGTATCAAACAGATGAAATCCTCTAGAATCATTCACATCATTCCAGAACATCTCATATGGATTACCTAAGTAGAAGATCTTACCATTACTAGATCTAGTATGGTAATGTCCAGAGAACACCTTAGTAAACTTGTTATACTTAACTACATCATCTCCATTCTCCATGACATGTCCATGAGTAGCAGTGAACCCATTGAGTTCAAGGTGACCCATACACATCTTAGCAGTTGTTTGTTCTATCTTACTATATGTCTCTTCTTTATTTTCTTGGTTGATCCAAGGGACAAACAGTATCTTACATCCACCAATTTCTAACTCTGTGGTCTCACGAAGAGTTGTAATATTATTATATTCTCGTAGGAGTAGATTAATGGTATTAAGATGGTTCGTATTCTTATAGAATGCTGTATGGTTTCCCACAATGCTGATGACAGTAATGCCAAGAGCTTGTAACCTATCAAAATAATTTTGCTTCGCCCAGTCCAAAGAATATAAATCAATACCCTTCCTATTGTCAAAAGTGTCACCAAGGTCAAGTACAGTGGTGATATTACGTTCTTGCAGCGTTGGAAAAAAGACTTCATCATAGAACTTTAAGAAGTAATCGTGATATAACTTTGACCCTTTCTTAAATCCAATATGCTGATCAGTGATAACAGCAACTTTCATCGGTTATTACGATACTGTACAGCATCTTTAATCTGATTATTCTCAGAGTATCTATCTTGGTCATCAGAATGCATAACCTCTTCAAAACCAGATCTTTCAATAATCTTTTGTCTTATCTCTAGTTGTTTCTTTTCTTTTTGTATTCTTCTAAGAAATGCATAATGTATTATCTGAGTAAAATAGGCAAATGGATTAGATGATTTCTCAGGATTAAAATTATTAATGTACTGTACACAATTTTCTATGCCATCACAGATCATGTCATCCTTGAACATGTAGTTGACAAAGTTTGGTTTATATGATAAATGTGTTGCTATCTTTAAGAAGCACTCTCCTAGGTAGTTTGTTATTCTAGGTTTGGGTTGACCAAGACCTTCAGCATCTACAATAGATTGCTTATATGCTACTATCGCAGCAAGGAACTCCTTGTTATTAACGTAGTGTTCAGAGCGTTTCCTTTTCATCTTGTATCAATCCTATGTGAACAGTATAGCATAGCTTGACAGAATAGGCAAATCTATGTAGAATAACTCTGTAAGGGTTCAAGGGGTTCCTTTAGGCTCATCTTTATACATCTTTTCTAAGACCTTTCTAGCTCTATCTACAGAAGATATATATCCCATTTGCTTAGTAATATCAGGATGAGATGCACCACTCATACCAAGGTCTATCATACTTTTATAAGTATCAATAATTTCTTTAGACTGAATCTGACTTATAGTTACTACACGATCCATAGATAAAACAAAAGTATTGTCGTCAGTCATTTTCATCCATGGTTCAAACTTAAATCCCATAGGAATATTAGTTCCAGGTGCACGAACTTCTTTACATAGAACAGGATTATCTATAATTATCTTATCAGGTTGACTTTTAGGTTCATCAATCATAACCACACAAAGCACTTCTTCACCTGAGACCAGTTTAACACTGGCATAGAACTCATCGTATGGTTCCGAATTTGATGGTGATGATGTCATAATTAAATTTCTCTTCGTTATAGTATTTGATACGTTCGACTAGATGATTAAGAGTGTAGTTCGACCTACTACCTTTTGTACAATCATCTGCTATATCATAAAGGGTTGCTTTAACTTTATCCTTACCAGTCCTTAAGACCCTGCCGATGGATTGGAGATTCCTAATCCTCGATTTGGAAGGACTTGCAAAGATGACGTTGTGAAGACGCTTAATGTTAATACCAGTACTGAAAGTGCCGTAAGAGGCAACAATAATCGCATCGTTTTCCTCCTCGGTAATTTGTCTAACAGACTCACGTTCCTCTGTATCAACACCTCCGTGTACAAAGAAAACCTTTCGGTTATTAGTATTTATGAGGTCATACAAACGTTCCCCATGTTGGGCAACCCGACTATAGAGTATTAAAGTATTACCTTTTAAGTCTAGTGCTAAGTTTTTAATGAATTTATTTCTACTATCGTGACTAATAAGATACTGTACTTCATCCTCATAGGTATCAAACTTACGAGGATCATGTTTTAAAAGAAGACAACGAATATTTAATTTGGCAAGGTATCCCGCTTCCTGTAGATCTCTTGTATTAATAATTTTGTATGACGGTCCGAAAAGACCTTCCAATACCCACTTATGAGTTTGTGTACCGTCAAGCGTACCCGTGAATCCATATCTGTATTTTGCATTATCTAATTTGGTCATCAATGTGACCAACGATTTTGATTTATATTGGTGTGCTTCGTCTCCTATAACAACACCATATTGTCTGAACCATTTACGATCCTGTTTGTATATAGATTGCCAAGTAGATATAGTAACAGGTAAATCTGACAATAAATCACGACCCCCATATATTCTGTGACAAAATTTACTAGCATCCCAACCATAATCTACAAAGTCTTTATACATCTGCTCTACTAAAGATGTTGTTGGTACGACAATCAACACTTTTCTTTTTGCCTGTACATGATATCTTGTTACAGCATATATCATCAAGGACTTACCAGATCCAGTAGGTGATATTAATAATCTTCTATTCTTTTTTAAAGCATCAAAGACTCCTTCTATCTGGTAGTCTCTTGGTTTAACCTTAGATATATTAGTAAGATAATCTTTTACACCTTCTTTAGATACTGCATCATTCTCTTCATAAGGTAAACCATAATGTTTATTATCACTAAATTCAAAAGAGTAATCGTGATTCTTACAGAACTGTTCTACCTTGTCTAATAACCCAACATATATTTCTCCTTTCTCAGTATTGAATAGACGTATCTTTCCATCCCAGTACCTATTACGATACTGTGGCATAAACTTTGCATTTGGTACATCAAAGGTAAACTGATCTGCTAACTCATATTTGATATGAGGTTCACATTCAACCTTTAAGAATACCTCATTCTTTTTTTGGATAACAATGTTAGCCATAACCAGAAGAGAACCTACGCCACTCAATAGCGTTTTTAATTTGGTAAGTTCTATTAGAAACTTGCTTTAAGATATCCTCAAGATATCTAAGCATCATGTCATAGTACTCAATTTTCAACCTGATAATCTCGACTTTCTTGTCGGCATCAAGATGAAGTTTAAGGTCATCCTTATCCCGTATTTTCATAGGGAAAGGTTCTTCAGCATATATGTCTGCTGTTGCTTGACCTTTATAATACTTCCGTCTTTCTAATATGACAGAAGCATATTGTGACTCAGCATTCTTACGAAGTGCTAAAGTCATATTATATATGTTGAAATATTTGGCGTGTAATTGGGGAACTTTTAAAGACTCAGTATCAAGTTCATCTTGATTCAGTTTGCTATCCTCATCCCACATTCGTTGGATCTTTTCTAGATCAAACTTTGTCTCCTTCATTGTCAATCATATCAAAGATAGTATATTTAAAACTCACAGTTGCAGTAAAATACTGCTCTTGAGTTAGTGTCGCATCAAATGGTATACCAGTCAAAGCAAATGGGAACAAGTCTTTGAACTTAACTTTTGCAACAGTATTGTAGTTGCTATTAAGAACCATTAATGTTCCGTCTGACCTTTCATTGAAACCTTCGTTGAATTCTGGGAAGTATCTTGACTTTCTCTTGATGTCCTCAAACTGTTGTAAACTTTCTGGAAAACCTAAACCAGTCATCCAGTCATATATTTGTAAGTAATTCTCAAGGTTTTCATCAACGATAAAACTAACAACCAAATCATCAAACGACATCTTATCCCCAGGAACAGGAATGTTCTTAAGGTAAGAAGTTTGTTGAGCAACACCCAAAGTAATAGTAGGCAGATTTGCTTTATTGCAAAGAAAGTCTACCTTTGGACATCTATTCAACTTGAGTTTGAAACCACCTAATGCTAAGAAATTCCTATTAGAAACTTCTTGCAAGGCCATTGGATTGTTTGACATCAGCTTCCCAAGCTATATCTATTTATCCCCAATACTCATCCAATGTATCAAGTGTTTTATGAAGATACTTATTTGCACCAATACATTCCCATTCTCCCATCTCACCAATCTCACATTTATAATCAAGTTCTCTTTTTAGTTGCATGAGTCTATTTGTCATGTCAACTTTAGATAGTCTACCGTTCATTAGATTATCTGATAGTGTATACTATTTAACATCAGCATAAAAAAAGACCCCCACTTGTGTGGAGGTCTTGATAAAGAAGTATAAACTTCTGTCTTACATTAGGTTCTGAACCTTAACACGTCTGTAATAGCGGTTGCTATTAGCAGTAATACGTCCAAGACCTTGTGTTGTTCCTTCAGCATAAGGGTTAGCAACCATACCATATCTGGTTTTGAAACCAATTTTTGGTTGGAAGGTGTCCTGACCAACTGCACGAACCATCTGTAGAGGAACGTATGGGCAGTAGAACAGTCCAGCATCATAAGGGTTAGATCCCTTATAACCCATGACGTAGTACTGATTAGCACTTAGGTTAGCAGCAAATGGGTCAATATAGACCTTGAAGCGTCCGTTAAGTACTCCAGCAAATGTATTACCAGTATCATCAACTGTTAAGTTAGCAGAGATAGCAGGTGTGTAGTCGAGTTGACCAGCAGCAGCAAGTGCAGATGCAACGTCAGCAGAGCAAAGGATAACATTGCCCTTTCCTCTTCTTGTTCTCTGTGCGATAGCGTTTGAATCACGCTCTAGCTGGAACATCATACCTTTGAACTTCTCAACCATCCAACGACCATTACTGTCAACGTCTAAGTCGAAGACTCCAGTTGAAGCAACGTTCGTCTGAGCACCAGGCTCAGCAGCCTTGTAGATAGTTCTGATGATTTCTCTGTTGATCTCAGCAAGTATCTCTGTTGAAAGGATATTTGCTAATTCAGCTTCAGCATCTAGACCGTGGATCGCCTTAAGGTCTTGAGCAAGTTCTAAACTGTACTCAGCTTTCAAAGCACGAGACTTAGCAGTAACCGAGACTTTCTCGATACTGAATGCCATCTCACGGAAGTCATTAGTGGCTGTATCGTCACCTAATGCTTCTAAATCTTGGGTCTTGAAACCTTGTCCTGTAGGATAAGCGTTTTGATCGCCACCGTTAAGGATTGATGGGTTTGTAGCATCACTGCTTGGGTCTGTACCCTGTGCAGTAGTACCGAAACCAACATCTGTTCCACCATCAACAGCACCTGTGTAATCACCTTGGTTAAGTGATGCAGCAGAGTTCTGTGCTGAGAAGGCAGTATCTGGTTCGTTGAAGAATGCTTCTGTTCCTTGCTGATTGTCGTAGCGAGTTCTCATCGCAAAGATCAAACCAGTAGGTCCGTTCATTGGCTGAACGCCAGCTAGGTCGTAAGCAACCAAGTTTGGCATCGAACGTCTGATCAAAGAAATCAGTACGGGGTCGAAACCAGCAACTGGGCCACCATTGTCAGCACCACCACTAAAACCAGCAGCACCAGTGCCAGCAGGGTCAGTGTTAACTGTAGGAGGTGCTTCTGTTAAGAAGGCACGTTCTTCACGTAAAAATCTTTCTTGGTTTTCGAGAAGTTGGGCTGTAACCGCTTTTCTATGGGTGTCCTTGATACTATCAAGTCCTTCCGCTTCTAAAAGAGGTCCCCACTTCTTCTGCAATTGAGCAGAGTTAAACATTTTGGGTCTCCGTTTCGGGATGTAGTAAGTTTAAATTTAATCTAGTTGAACTTAGTCAACGCCTCAAGATACTTTGACATAGTAGGGGAATTATCCTCTACAGCATCTTCGGATATGACTTCTTGTGAGTCAGTAACTGGCTTGTTAGAGAAATATGACTCTTTAAGAGTTACAAGTTTCTCACGGTATTGTTCCTCGCTTTCAAACTCAACACCTTCTGCTAATGAACTAAGCTTTTCTTTTTGAGAAAGTGCTAGTCCTTCGCTAACTTCATCAAGGATGTTGTCGGAGACAGAATCAGATAGACGCTTAGTTAAAGCGATATTACCATCAATCTGTTCGTTGAGTTTACTCTCCATTTCATCTAGTTTTGTGACCATTGCCTCAAGGACATCGTACTTATCATCTGGGATAGTTACGTAGTGCTCTTCAAAGAGACCCTTAAGACCAGTCATAAAGGATTCAGATAGTTCACCTCTGATTCCTGATTCTACAGCAAGTGCATTTTCATTAATCCACTCGTTAGCAACGTACTCAAGGTATGAGTCAATATGCTCTGTAAGTTCTGTACGTACAGCATTTACTTCTTCAGTAAGCATTGCATCGTACTGCTTAGACATTGCTTCTTTAGCATCAGCAAGCCTAGACTTGATGACTGCTTCAAAGATTGTCTTAGCCTTCTCTTGGAATTTCTCAGATAGTTCTTCTCCTTCGAGAAGTGCCTTAACATCTGCATCAATGTCCAATGGTTCTTCTGTTACTACAGGAGCTTCAACAGTTTCAGTTTCAGAAACGGTAGTTTCTGTTTCTACTGCTGGAGTTTCTGCAACAACTTCTTCCTCCTTAGCTGTTTCTTCGTTAGCACCCTTACCATATCCAGTTGCTTTTAAAGCAGCAGGGCCTGGTAGAGTGGTCTTAGCACCAGCGTGGCGAAAATGAGGATCGCCTGTTTGTGCCAAAGTGGCCGATGGAGTTTTTAGCTTGTTGCTATCGTCTGTAGGTTTAGAATTGGTTGGAGTTGGTCCACCAAGAACCTCGACTGAACCCGCATCAGGAACGTAATTTGGAGCCTTAGGCATAGGCTCGGCAGCAGAAGCTCCCTTCGTTACCTGATTATCCATCTCATGTAATTGTTCGTCTGACATTTTTAGATCCGAAAAATTCTAGAAAATGATATTATTATTTATAAATCTATAAACTATAGACTACGCAAGAAGTTTGAGAATAACGCAAGTTTATGCTCATCTAATACTTCTTGACTCACTAACGTATTTATTGACTTCTTGACCTCTTCACATTTTTTCTCACGCAAGACGGATCCTTCCCAGACCCATTCCTTACCTTCCATGATGCCATCTACAAAAGCATCGGGAGCACTAGGATCCGCAACAATGTCAGCAGCAGTTGCTAACATGAAGTCTTCTCCTACTATGTTTACCCCATCCTTTTGGTACATAGAACCCATACCACGACTGGAAACTCCAAGTTTTACACCATCACTTAAAAGTGATTCTGCTATCTTACCCATAGGGGTTGATAGTATCTGTGCTTTACCTATAAAGTTGTTTCCTTCTTGTTTAAGTGAGACAATTTTATGTGATACACGATCAAGATTTATAGAAGGTCCATCAGGATGTCCGAGTTCTCCAAGTGCTCTACCTGATGAAACGAACTTCTTATTATAATTACTGACCTCATTAACCATTGTATCAATTGGATAGAAACGTTTGTTCCTATTGACAACTTCTGCTTGTAAAAATGGTCCTTGAATGTATAAAGTCTTCTTACCGTCTTTTTCTTCAGTAAGAATATCTATGGATTCAATCTCTTCTGCAATTAATTTCATCCTATTCCTACCTCTTTGATATGAAGTGTACATCCTGATGATGTCTCAGGGGCGAGTCTAAAGATAACAGATTTGTATGCAGTTGCTGTACCACTAAACGCTGCTAGTGATGAACAGTCTGCACTCACAGTTATAGTCTGTGCATACTCGTTGAACTGTTGAGGTTGTGACTTAGCAGTAACCTCTACGTGTGCTATCTGAGTATTATATCCACCAACAGTAGAACCAACTAAGGTGACATAATCACCTACACTTAGTTTTGTGTCTGGATGGTCAAGAGTTATAACTGCTGGATTAGTAGCAGTGATATTAGTAACATTAGCGTTAGCTGGATGAGCATAACGATAAAGGATGTTACTACCCTTATCTACAAACATGCTACCTACACCTGTTTGGGTGGAAGTATTACATGCTGCAATAGAACCACTAGCCTTATCAGAACTAGCAGTTACATGTACGACACCAGATCGAACTATCTGAGCAGATGATACAGCAGATGTAGCATTTGCAGATGATACCGACCCAACATCAGATACTAATTTTAGTGGCTGAGATGCACTCATTCTTCTGTTTCCGTTGGTTCTTCTTCAACTTCAGGTTCAGCATCAAACAGCGATTGAGCAGCAGAAGGTTTCATAGCATCAACCTTTCCACTACTTTTTACATACAGCAGATCCTTAATTGCATCTGATACTTCCGATGAAGGAGTACCATTCGCAATCATATCTACTATGTCGGCAGATTCCATAATATACTATTGAAGTGTATATTATATATTTAGCTTATATCTTTGCTTTTTTAATATCTAACCCTGTCTTAGCCTTACTTACCTCTGGATTCTTAGGAGTTTGTCCCATTGCCGTAGTCTTTGACTGTGGTAAATTAGGAGCCATTCCTGGGTCTGCTTCCATCTGACCTTGCATAATCATATTCTGAGTTTCCAACGGTACACCAACGCCCGCCTCGTTTTCTTGATCCATCTCAGATTCCATCTCAATGATCTCTTCATCCGTTTGACGGAGAATCTTGCGTTTAACATAGTCTCTTGAATAGTAGGTTCCGATGTAAGGTTCTATTTGTACCATGACATTGAGTCTTTCATTCATCAACTCCGTTTCTTTAAGTTCTGCAAAGTGATTATCATATAAGTAATCGAATTGTATATGCTCTGCCATCTGTTCCCAGTCTTCTGGGGTAACGATGTTCTTGAGGATTAACTGAGTCTTAAGTAGATCTAAGAATAATGCACTGAATCGTTTACGTAGTCTGCCAACAAACTTAGAGAACATCAACTCGTCTCTTAAGATTTCTGATGATCTACCTAGGTTAAATCCTTGATCATCTGCAACTCTACTATCTGGTACGTTCAATGCACGATATAGTTTCTTCTGGAAGTATTCTATATCTGCTAGTTCTCCTAAGTTCTGACCACCAGGTAAAGTAGATATCTCTGTTCCTCTTCCTCCTTCTCTACGTGGTAACCAGAAGTCCTCTAGCATTGCCATATACTTCTTATCATCCTTGATCTCACCAGTGTTAGCATCGTATACCAACTTATTTCTATAGCGAGACATCACATCTCTTAGGTATTGCTCTGCTTTAATCTTAGGTAAATTACCAACATCAATATAGAATATTCTTCTTTCAGGTGCTCTTGATAGTCTGTAGATAACCAATGAGTCTTCAATCATTCTCAACTGGTTCAGACCTTTGATTGCCTTATGGAGATAAGAGAGACCAATGTGTCTGTTACGATCAACTAGACCAGATGATATATGTGTAATAGAATCCTTTGCAATCTTAATACCCTTACCTGCTATAGATCCATACTTCTGAGCAGTACCTTGTGGGTAGTATGTATAGAATTCTGATATCTCAGCGTCCTTACCAACCTTCATTATCTGGTCTTCAAGAGGAGCCATAGGTTGCCCACGTGTGGGTTTAGGCTTGATCCTCATTAACTTAAGTTTTAATGCATCAATATGTCTTACTTCTTTTAAACCTTCATCAGGTTTCTCTAGGTCAATTACTTTATGGTAGTAAAGTCTACCATCGACATACCAGTTTCTAAAGATCTCGTGAGACTTCTTATCAAAATGTAGGAGGTCTTTGATGTATTTAAACTCATCTCTTATGACATTCTTTAGGCTCTGACCAGTTTTTAAATTATCTAAATCTATTTCTACAGGACTATCGTTTAAATCTGAAACAATTGCTTCATTAACAACATGCTCAATAGCAGTATCGCACTCAGGGTGCAATGACATGTTCCTATACTTTTTGATTATATCAAACTCAGTACGAAAAACACCTTCTATGTCTACGTACTGGCCATAAAAACCAGAAGTCAAATAGTAATCAGCACCGTCCTCTTGGTTGGGAGGAACAGGACTGACTACCGATTTCGACTTCTTCTCTTCATCATCAATTGAAAAACCAAAAAGTTTAGCCATTCATATTATCCTTTCTGATATTTATTATACCACAGAATCGCTGTTATCCTTGTCAAATGCTTCCCAGTACTGGACTTGCATGGTGACTTGGAACTCTTCTATAGTATCTTGAGTATCGTATGATAATTCCATACCAGACACAACAGAAGGCCAGCATCCCCACATCTTATATCCACGAAGGATAGGAAGATTAGCAGGGTTCTTGTCTCCAGTTACGTTAAGATCTGTATTTGCACGACCTAACTGGTATACTTCCCACTCAGCAAAGTAGTCAGATGGATTGATTGTACCAGATCCGTCAGATACCTTGATGATGTAGTTAGCCCAACGCTCGAATGCTTCTCTTAGTTTGAAGTCAGCGTCATTAAGTACTGTAAGAGTCCATGGATCGAATCTACGATCACCAGCAACCTTGAGTTGTCTTCCCCTAAAAGGTACTACAACTTCAGCGATGTTAGATGCTGGTAACTGAGCACCTTTAACCATCATTCTGTACTCTTCTTCCCTACCGTCAAAGATATCGACATTAGGGAATACCATTTTAACTTCAAAGAGGTTAGGTCTAGCACCGCCAAACTGTAACCTATCCTTGAAAGAATTAATGGTTCTCTTGTTGTTACCTATTTGAAATGAGTTTTGATCTAGTGGCATTAGTAGTTCCTCCTATTACACAGTGCCGACTACTTCGGAGAAACTGATGCCAGTTCTCGTAGCAACGAATGTTAGACCAATGAAGTTGATTGATCTTGCTGGTTTGACGAAAATGTCAGCAACAAATTCGTTGCGATCAATAACGTCTGGTGTGTTGTTTGATTCGTCACAAACAACTAGGAACTCATTGATGCCTCGCTTAGCTTGTACATCTCTGAGGTATGGTTCAACGATGTTCAAGAAGTTAGATCTTGTACCTGGATCGTTAAGTTCAAAGAGTTGTGCTTTAGCAGCATGCTCAATTGCCTTTTCAATAGTGATGAATAATCTTCTTACGTTGATTCTGTCAAATGCAGACTCATAAGCAAGACCAGTCTTGTCACCAAATAAAATAATACCTGCACCAGGACTTGCAATAACTGGGTTGATTCTATTTGAATACAACCTATCTCTTGCATCCTGACCAGGATTGTATGCTAGTTTAACTGCGAAGTTTAATGAACCTCTAGATGTTCCAGCAGGTGAGAACCATGGGAACTGGTTTCTATCTGTTCTAACGCAGAGTCCACCGATATCATTTGATATTGGTAAGTAGCAGAACTTCTTATTAAATCTGTCGTAAGTGTATTGATAACCACTATCGAAGACTGCATAAGAAGATGAACTTAGTGGACTGAAGAATGAAAGTACATTCTCTGTCTGTTGTGATTCACTTGTGATGTTAACAACAGATCCCCTATCGGGTGATATGAATGTTATACAATCTTTACGGAATTCACAGATGGATATAAGTTTCTGTGCTTTTGCTTGCTCTTCTTCCTTAGTCTTATGTGCTCCACCCTGTAACAAGAATCTGATATCAGAGTTAACTGGATCTTGTAGTTTATCGTAAGCAGTAAGAATATCTCCTAATGGAGCATTGAAGTTTCCTATGCCTTGATAATCCTTACCAGCATTAAGACTATACTTAACGTTGCCTAATGAATTGAAATTAATATCTTTTGCTGTTTGACCCCATGAACCAACCCCAGATCCTAGTGGTGTAACTCCAGAAGAGAAACCGTTAGGTATAGGTGATGTTCCATAATGGGAATCAGTTACCGCAGGTGATGTACCAGCATAAACATATGCTGAGTTATCTGCTAAGAACTGTTTATAGTATATTGACTTCTGTGGTGATACCTCTGAATCACTTGCCTTAGATAAGTTAGGGAACTTCTCTAGGATAGTGGCAGGTGTTCCGTTGACATTACCATCAACGTCAATAACAACTACGTTAAGGGAGTCATTGTCTCCACCTCTGTCAGCAGAGTATCCATTTACTCTTGGTTTAGGTAGTACAGATCTCCACTTAAGTGTAAGTAGATCTGATCCACCATCAGCAGCAGAAGTAAGAATGTCTTGATTGTTGTACCAATCAGAAACTGATAAAGAAGTACCATATACTTTCTTATCATCACCCACAGAAGCAGATGCAATACCAATAGGGTTGGAGGTATTGAATGAGTACTGTGAATTTTCTTGGTATCTAATAGCAGTCTCTGTACCAGATTGTACAACCGAAACTACTTTAACTGAAATACTGTCTGTACCAACCTCAGTGACGATTCCTTTAATGTAATCGTTGTCACCAGGTGAGGTAACTGTTCCAACACCGATAATGTTTCCAGTTAACTTCTGAGTAACACCATAACCTACGTTATAGGTGAACCCACTGCTGACTGAATTGCCGTATGTGGATACTTGGTTAACGGATACTCCGTTAATTATTTGATCGGCAGCAGCATCTATGACTGCAACCTTAATGTTTTCTCCCCAGTAACCTGGGTTTTTTGCTGCGAAATACCAATCAGCAGATGTGCTATGGTTGTTGCTGTAATCATCATAATTCTCTATAAGCAACGCAGTAGATGGTGTACCCGAAGGTGCAGCATTTGCGTTGTTTAGTTCTCCACCACCAGCACGGACAACCTCTAGTTGTCCACCATATGATAGGTAATTTGATGCAGCATACCAGGTTTCATAATGGAAATCAGTGATCCCTGCACCAGGACCACCAAAGGTTTCTACGAGTTCGTTCTCGTTTGTGATTCTAATGATCTCATTAACAGGACCTTTCTGAAAAGGACCTGCTAGACCAGCAGCAACGTTTAATGATGCATTAACGCCACCACGTGTTAGATCAACCTCACGTACATTAATTCCTGGGGATGCTAACTGAAGTGCCATTCTAACTCCCTGCGGTAACCCTATTTTGACTATAAATTATTTAGTAAAAATGCGTTATTACTTGAAGTCCCACATGTATGACATGTCGCCATATTCATCTAAATGCCACTCATCACCGTTGGTATCAACGGTTATTTCCTCCTCTAAACCATCAGTAACGAACCCAAATGGGGCCATATCTTGTTCTATTTGATTCTTTTGTTCATCATAAATGCGTCTTCTTACGTCCTGATCTGTCATCTCTTTGAAGTAATCTTGAGCAACTAACCAAGAGAAAATAACCATACACATAGCAAGGTCATCGTTACATCCTTCCTCTGCTTCAAAGGATTGTTTCTTCTGTATAAACGTAGTAAGTTCACTTATCATATCATAATCACATAGTATAAGTTTGTCTTCTTCTATCAAAGTTTTAAGGTTAGAACACCCAACTTTCTTTGTTGTCACTGACATCTTGACTCCTAACTGAGTCTTGTTGCCAGAGAACCCTTGACCAACTACCTGACCTGCTCTACCACGCATAGCACACATTAAAACATTTTCATATTCCAGATCAAAGTTTAAGATTGACGCAACCTGATCTCCTATATCATTTACCTCACATAGTATCCATGCCATATTATATCCACATGCTACTTCATGTATGATAGATGGAAACAGCATAGGTTTGATACTGTTATTACGGTATCGTGCTACTGCTTTATATGGAAATTCTGTAATATCAAAAACTATAAAGGCACTGTAATCTTTCGACACACCACGTGCAACGTCAACTGTTACAATATAATCATGGTCTTTTCTTACATGCTCATATATGTAAAGACTACCATTCTGTAATACTGGATCTTCATATACTAACGTCTTTAACTTTGCAGGTGCTATCAATGTATCAACAGATCCTAGGAACTCACATTCAAACTCAACTTGGAACTGAGACTTGGACGTGTTTGCTATAGTTTGTTCTTTCCATTTAGAATCACGACCTGGTACTTCAGACCAATGAACTTCAGTTGGGCAATAATCATTTTTACCACGTTCACTATCATGCCACATACGGTAGAAGTGATTCATACCATGTGGAGTAGATACTATTATTACTTTGGTTTTCTGACCTGAAGATATAGTAGGATAAACAGACGCAAAAAAGTCGTCTGCGAGGTGGTTTGCAACGAACGCAAACTCATCGAGGAAGATAATATTGTAAGATCCACCCCTGACAGCAGATGCAGAAGTAGATGCAGCGATAATTTTGGATCCATTTTCTAATTCCATAGAACCCTTGTTCCATGCAATAATTCCTTGTTGCATCCACTTGGGTAGGTTTTCATAGGCAAGTTGTAGTCTACCTAATAGGTCTCTAGCAGTCTGTGCCTTGTTTGCTAGTATAGCAATGTTTACGTTATCATTAAAGATAGCATAATGTAGAAGATAAGACACCACAGTCGTAGACTTACCAGTCTGACGAGGCATCTTACATATATTAAATCTTTGACTATGGAAATTTTTAATTAACTTCTCTTGAAAGTCCCACATTTTAAATGGAACCAAACCTTCATCAAGAGAAACAATCTTAATATGACTTTGGGTGAAGTATACAGGATCATCCTTACACTTCAAATACTCTTCTATATGTTCTTTAGTAAACTGAACCTGTGTATTTGCTTTCTTTAGGTTCGGGTTACCGAGATAAATGTCATTTTGAGGCATTAACTTTTCTCTGTAAAGATTCTAGTTTCTGACTCGCACTCCTTAAGTCAATAGGATGAACGAATTTGATTAGTTTGCCAGAACCCAAAGGGTCTATTATAAAAGAAACCTTTGGGTTGGCAGTATAGATCACTTATATTTTGCTGGATTGGTCAAGTATTTAGCATCATGTTGTCTAGTTAAATCAGATAAACGGTTGATTTCAGACTGACGTTTTAATTCGTCATGTCCTCTTTCTTTGTTATCCATCTAAAATTTTTAAAAGTAAACGACTCTTTCGGTTCGTAGACTCTAGAGATATTCTGATTGACAGTCCTGACTACATCTAATGCAGCCTTTGCTCTTCCCATCAGTTTACTGGCTCCAGCTGCCCTTTGCTTTTGTTTAGCATTTTTTTCAGCCGCAGTCGCTGCTGCTGTATCAGCAGCAGACGGCATCTTTTGGGCAGAGAAACTACCTGCTCGTCCAGTCGATACGATCCCAAATTTTTCTGATACTAAATCCTCCGAAATATTTTTCTGATCCACTATTTGTAGAACTTTAATAATCCCCTTATTAAACATAATAGTAAATCAGACTGTTCTTTATTTATTGTCTTTCTTACCCATCTCCTTTAACATCTTTTGTAAATCAGATGTACTTCCAACGAACAAAGAATTGTTTGTAACCTGTTTAGGACCTGACTTATCCTCATCCATGTCCTTCATTTTCTTCTGAGAATCAAGTAACTTGTCTGTTACATCTCCAACACTTTTAATTAACTGACCAGCAACTTCATATGCTCTAGGATGCTGACTATCAGCAGCAACATCTAGAATACCGTTAAGTGCTTCATGTCCTTTCTCGATTAAATTATACAGTTGTGCTCTAGTATATTCGTAATCTTTAGTGGGATCATCTTTCTCTATACGTTGTGCTTTATCAGATCTCTTAGCACAACCACCTTCCTTGACGATCTCTGCCTTTACGTCAAGTGCTCTATTAATGGCATCGTGTCCTTTGTTATTAGACATCTATTCCTTGCGAACTGCTATAGACTTTACCGTCTTGATAGAAAGTTCTGGTCTCGTTGAATCCGAAATCATCACCAATTTCAATTAGGGCATCATCTTGTATAGTGATTTGATTAATAACGTCACCTTGGTAGTGTTCTCTCATAGTAGAACCATACTGTGCTCGTGATACTAATACATTAGTACCATTCACCTCATTGATGCGTAAAACTTCGTCACCTATTTGTATATATCTTCCAACTGTTAAACCAGTGTTAGTAGTAACTTCCATCAAAGTCTTATCCATATCAAGATTTGCTGCCAATGACTGCGTTTGATCTTGGTTATAATCCTTGACAGCCGCTGGTGTCACTACATATCTTTGTTCTCTAGGTGCTCTGATAGCAGAAGCATAATCGATCTTAACCTTCTTAATAATACCACCACTCTCATCTGTAGGTACTTCGCTATAGAAGAATGTTTTTAAGTCAAAATCCATCTCATATACAATTGCTCTACGTTCAGTAAAGTCACCTTCATACTCATCCCTAAAGGTTATATTGGTTAATGTAATTGGAATATCTTTAATCTCTTCAGCATCTTCCAACATATTAATACTAACCTTATATGATGGTTGGAAATGAGGTAGTATCTGTTCTAATATTTGTAGCGAATCATCCTGTATCTTTGCAGCAAAACTCAACCTAAACCCAATGGTGTAGGGGGTTGGCATAAAAACTTTCTTAATTTTTGTCTTCTCTGTTGGAGTAAGTAGACAGAATTTTGTAATAGGGGCAGTCTTTCTAGAAGCATCATACTTATAATTTACAATTTCAAAAGACATCCTTGGAAGTGTGATAGCAGCATCCCTAGCGAAATTTGGCTGCTGTTCTACTCTTGCTAAGAACTTCTGAATAGGACCATAGGCAATAGGAACCTTGATCTTACTGATAACTTCACCAGTAGCATCATTAGTATGCTGTATACTGATGTTATTAAACAGTGTACCGAAAGCAATAACTGACTTTCTTACCGTACTATGATAAAAATAATTACCTAACATTATGGTCTCTCACTAAATGGGTTCTGTTCAGACCAATCAATGATCTCTTCACCAGCAACCTCAATTTCTTGGTTGTTGTCAATAACATCGTCATCATCATAGTTGATGGTATTTAGTCTATATGCTACAGACTCACCTGTTGTCTTAGATGTACCTACAATTATCTCACCAGGAGTGAAGTGTCCACTGAGACTCTTAATAGTTAAAGTCATAGTAGGATTGTTCCAATTAGTAACAAATGCCTTGTTATTACTAAGACTACCAGTTATAAGATCACCACTGAAATATGTACCAACTCCTATAGTTCCAGCAGCAGACACTGTGACAGTTGGAGCAATGGCATATCCTGATCCAGCATTAACAATACTAATAGATCCTACCTTACCATTGGCATCAAGATTAGCAAAACCTTCAGCAGTAACACCTGGTGATGGTGGAGAACTAAACGTAACAACTGGTGTTAGTACATAGTCTGAACCATGCTCAGTCATAACAACAGTGCCAACAGTTCCATTACTAACAATAGCTTGTGCTTGTGCTCCAGCACCTTCACCATCATCAGTTATAATTTGAATAGTTGGTGGATTTGAAGAAGTAGAATAACCAGATCCAGAATCAGTTATTTGTATATCCGTTAGCGAATACTTACCATCTGACATCTGGGTAGTTATTGCAACAGCAGTTGCAGTATGACCTATTCCCCAGTTAGGTGGTTGTATTACTATATTTGGTGCTCTGGTATACCCTGTACCACCAGATACTAAGTTGATTTGTGACAGACCACCGTTAACTATAGTTGAAGTAGCTTCACTTTGTGTACCTATTCCTAGCAACTGCATTGTTGCATTGTATCCTATAGTCTCAAAGTCATCATCAATAGAACCAATACCAGTATCGATTTGCTCGTCCTCGTACTCGAAGAGTTCACATTTTAACTTATAAGTATAGTTCTTTTGTAACTGGTAGAATGATGGTTGCTCATGTTCAACATACTTAATCTCAAAAAGCATGTCTCCCAATGGGAAGTAAAGTAAATCTCCTTCCAATGGTCTAACTGGATCATTACTTAACCCAGTAACACCGCCTGTTAATAATGGAGTTATATATTCTTCAAACCTTTCTTGTGATATTATAACAGTCATCTCAGCAGTTGACCTTACACCAAACTTAGTAAGTATATTATAATTGTCTCCAAACCCTTGGTAGTTCTCAATATATCCTTCAATAGGAAATGCTTTATCAAACTTAGATGAACTAACTTCTCTTATTATAGTTTTTGTATTCACATAGATTCTAGGCATATAGGTAAACTCTATGCCATGCATCTTAATATGTTCGTCAATCAATTCCTGAACAAGTCCTTGCTCAGACCGATTGCCTTGAGTAAAAAATGGATTTAATGCCATTATCCAATAGTATCCATAGCAGGTATTTCATATTCCCATGCCATTCTTTCTTCAATCTTATCTATTTCTCCTATTGCATCATCATATATTTGTCTACCATTAAGTTCTACACCACCAGGAAGTTTAACTCCTTGGAATTTAATAAGGTTCTGACCCCATTGCTTCTTCATAAGAGCAGTAAAATACTTCTTTAAGAATGGATCTCTGTACACATTAGGATAAGCATTAGGATCTAGTGCTCTATAGCATTCGATAATAATGTAGTCATCAACTTGCATACTGGAATAATCGGTATCAATATACAATCTGTTCTGTCTTCTGTTATATCTAATCTGCTTCTCAGGACGTAATAGGAAGTTAATATCTTCCAAGAACGTTTTGGTCATAGCATAGTTAAGCATTTCAGAAGCACTAAACCAGTAAATCTCATTCAAGAATAACTGATAGTTTACACTAAACATGTTAGTACTTATTGCCCTATTATCAATCTTCCAAACCTTGACTATACTTATAACTTGTTCTGGTATCTGAATAAAGTTTTGGTTCTCTTCATATGAAAACGTAGTTATACCAACCTTTCCTGTTATCTGTGCTTCTGCTGTAGTCGTAGTAACACCAATAGTTTTAGATCCACCCCTTGCTTCAATGGAGTTAATAAACTCTTGGGTTACCTTATGCTTCATGTATAGTTTTTCTATACCATCAAAATGTCTATCCTGAAATAATTGGATAGCATCATCCATCAGATCTTCGATCTGTTCATCGGCAAGGTTGATCTCTAAGACAGGATAACCTAACTGCCTTTTAGCGTATTCAACTAATTCTTGTCTTGTAGACGGTTGTGCCATTGTTAGCCTACTTTTTTGTATTTATGCCCTGTACACCACATCAAGGTGATCACCCTTGTTCAAACCTTCTGTTAGTGTTATTGTGGGGGAGTTTTTAGTGAAATCATTATTTTCTAATCTGACACCATTAACAAAAACCATTAGGTTATGCTCTTGTATGTCAACATTACTAGGTGAAAATTCAATTTGATTTTGAGTAGCAGTGAAGTAATCTTCAGCAGTCTCTGATATGATGTCAACCTCATCACCAACATTACAACCCTGTACTAGAGTTATTTTTCTAGTTATAGAAAAGTCAGTTGATCTTAATTTGACACCATTGACATAACATTTCACATTTGTTTTGTCACCACCAGTTAGGTTAAATTCAGTTTGACCTTCTACTGATGCACCAAGCAAATCTTCTTCAAATTCATTTTGATAGAATACAGTTATCTGCACTCTGTCACCAGCATGGCATCCAGTTGTTAATGTAACTGTTCTAACTCCCGATAAAGCAAAGTCAGCAGGGGGATCATTTACAAATTGATTATCTCTTAACTTAATACCATTAAGAAATACCTGACAAGACCTAGTGCCTATGTCACCGACAAATGGATGAGGTGCATTGAATTCTACTTGAAACTCTGATGCTGTATAATATCCATCTACGTGGGTGGTTATACCAGCACCACCTCCACTTTCTATAGTTTTAAAACTTAAGTTACCATTACCATCAGTAACTAAACTTTCATTTTCAGAACCATCACTACTAGGGAATGTAAACCCTGATACTGTACATATACCTGCTGAGAAAATATTACCATCTACATGACCTGTCAATCTTCCTGTGACATTACCTGTCACATTACCCGTTAAATCCCCTGCTAAATCACCGAAACTTAAATTTCCACTACCATCTGTCTGAAGAGTCTGTGAGGCACTCCCGTCACTTGCAGGGTATGTTAGACCACTTATGGTTGTAACACCAGTTACTTTTAAATCTCCAGTAACTGATAATGCTGCACCACAAGCCACCTTACCACTATAACTTACCAGTTCACCAACACCAGAGGTTTCTACCCATGGGTTAACTGATACAGTTGTAGTAGCAATTC